CCTACCGCTACGGAGTAGGTGAGGGTAGACGATCACAGATAGAAGAAAATCAAGATATTGAATCAATTATTGACGATGCTCAGGCAATTCACGGAAAGCTACAATGAATGAGATACTAGTAACAATCATAATGCTTATTCCATCTCCTGATAAGGCTGTGAATTGGACGTTAGATCAAGTTCCTACACAAATACAACTAACTCATAAAAACGGTTTTGAAGCCAGTTATCATTCGCAAAGAGTTCCTTGCGATAGGGGTACTCGTTCTGAAACTGAAATGATGTTTATGAGTGAGCAAGGAAGTAGTACGGATAACGTATGTTATATCATCCCTGATATCACAAATCCTCAGTTTGTTAGACATCCTGAATATTGGTATAGTGTGGGGGAACATCAATGAAAAGACGGGCAATAGATGTAGTGGTTGGGTTAGGATTAATTTTTTTAATTATTTATATTATGGGGGAACTGGCTTATTAATACATTAGGGTTAGAGATTGTTTTATCCATCCTGGCCTTAATTTCAATAAGAATGATAGCCACTAAACACAAGTACGGTGGTCATTTTGGAGTAAGTTGTCAGATATGTTGGGTAAGTTATTGGATTTTCAGTAATCAAATTGGTTTTTTACTGATTGATCTAGGACTAATATTTATTTACTTGGATTATATACGATGTTCCAAAGACAAAAAGAACTAGAGCAAGAAATGGTTGACTTAGGGGTTCTCCGTTATAGACGGGAGAATCAAGAAGCCAAAAAAGGTAAGCACGAATCTACTACTCCAGCTGGAATTCAGTTTATCCGTAAAGGTGTGGGTAGAATATCAACTGAAATAGAAAAGATAAAACAAAACTATATATCCGGTAAAGTGAATAAGCACCCTTCCGATGCTATAGCTAAACTCTTTGATCTTCCGTCTGATGTCATTGGGTTCTTAGCGTTGAAAGGGTGTGTCAATCACTTATCTACTCCGGTTAAGTTAGTCAAGGTTTCGCTAGAAGTTGGCTCTTTTATTGAAGATGAAGCTAGGTTTAGACATTTTAAAACTGAAAATCCTGCTTTGTTTGGTGTAGTCTCTAGAGATTTATCCAAAAGAACCACTAACTACAGGAAACAAAAGAGGGTTTTAGTTCATTCTGCAAATAAGACAGGTTTAGAATGGAACAACTGGAACACCAATGTAAGACTACGGCTAGGTCAGCTTTTGTGTGAGATTATCTGTGACCAAACCAAGCTGTTTGAAATACGGAAACACACAGGTTTGGTACAAAATAAGAGACAGGCATATTGGTTAGAAGCTACTAAGGAGTCTCTAAAGTGGATAGACAAGAAAAATTCTATCTGTGAGCTGCTCAGTCCAGTTAAGTTACCATGTGTGATACCACCTAGAAAGTGGAGTAGCATTTACGTTGGGGGCTACTACACCTATACGGGTCTAAACCTAATAAAATCAGAAGACCAAGCGTACTTGAAACAAATGGAGCACATGGATTTATCCAAAGTTTTTCACGCTACTAATGTGGTTCAAGAAACTGGATGGAGAATTAATAAAACTGTGTTCAAGGTTATGGATGCTCTATTTACTTCTCAGGCAAGTGTAAAGGTGATACCGGAATTTAATGAGAAAAGTATGGTAGACCAATATCCAAAAACAGGCACTAAAGAAGAGCAAGTGGATTGGAAAAGACGGGCTACCATGATGTATACGGATAATGTCAGGATGAAAACAAAGCGTATCCAGTTTTCTCAATTAATGTGGATGTCGCGGAAGTTCAAAGATGAAAAGGTTATGTACTTTCCACATACCCTAGATTTTAGAGGGAGAATGTACGCTAACACCGCGTTTCTAAACCCTCAGGGGGAAGACTCAGCTAGAGGTTTACTGGAGTTTTCTAAGGGTAAACCATTGGGGAATAGTGGTATAGCCTGGGTTCAAGTTCATCTTGCTAATTGCTATGGGTATGATAAAGTTTCTCTTGAAGATAGAGTGGAGTGGGCAGAGCACCATAAAAAAGCTATTTTGAGTATAGCTAAAAACCCTTTATCAGAAGTTTGGTGGATGGATGCTGACAAACCTTGGCAATTCCTACGGGCTTGTTTAGAGTACGCAAACTGTGAGAAATACGGTAAAGAGTACATAAGCCACCTACCAATAACCGTTGATGGTAGTTGTAATGGTTTACAACACTTTTCAGCTATGCTTAGAGATGAACGGGGTGGAAAAGCAGTTAATTTGACAGACTCAGACCAACCAGAGGATATATATGAAATCGTCAGAAAAGTGGTCAAAGAGCGAATTAGTAAAGATGATAGTCCTTTGTCTTCTGTATGGAATTGCGATAAAAACCTGGATCGTGCCATTGTTAAACGTCCAGTAATGACTACTCCATACGGGGCTACTCTGTATGGAATGAGAGACCAAATCCATGAAGAAATGAAGAAGCAACTTGACAAGGGGAAGACCTTTAAGGGTATAGCAGAAGGTGACGATTTGTGGGTTCATTGTAAATACCTTGCTGGTTTTATTTATGAAGCTATTGGAGAGGTGGTTATATCGTCTAGAAAGGGTATGAAGTGGCTTCAAGATTGTGCTTCCACCTTAAATAAAGCGGATATGCCTATATACTGGACGTTACCTACTGGTTTCATGGTAAAACAGAAGTATTTAAAATCCACTGTTTCACAGGTTAAGACAGTTATCAATGGTAAGATGTCTTCTTTATTTGCAGCTCACGGTCAGAACTCTAAAATAAACAAGCATAGACAAATTAACGGTATTGCTCCTAACTTTGTTCATAGTTTGGATGCTTGCCACTTAATGCTAACTGTAATGGGGGCTAATGATGAATACGGAATTGACTCTTTTAGTGTCGTACATGATTCTTTTGGGACTCATGCTACTGATGTCGAACAACTTGGAGTTATATTGAGAGAAAAATTTGTTGAGCTTTATTCGGAAGATGTGCTCCGTAAATTTAAAGACGAACAAAAAATAAATTTGACAGAGCCGTATGGCTATGGTATACTATGTCTAGATGAGGTGAGAAATGCAGAATTCTTTTTTAGCTAACGTAAATATCGAGAATGTTTCAAGGGGTATGATGCAATCTATAGAGGTTTTAGAAAAATATAGTAAGCCTGAGAAATATGCGATAGTTGCAAGTGTGTTTAATTGTATGTTTAATAATAAAATGAAAGGAGACCGGACAGTAAGTGACGTTATGGAAATTGTAGATAATATTAGAAGAGATTGTAAGTTAAAGAAAATCCCTGAGTTCGGTGGGGCAGAAAATTTTATAAAAGGAGAGTTATAATGGCAAATGCTAAGATTCATGTAACACCCGTAGGTACAGCGGTTTACCCTTGGCTCAATACTCCAGATACAAAGTTTAACCCTATGGGAGAATATTCTGTTACCCTAGTTTTGAGTAAATCAGATACTAAGGTTGTTAGTGATGTTGTAAAACCTATGATGAACGGGGGCAAAAACAACCCTATTAAGCCTGAGGTAGATGATCAGGGAAACAAGACGGGTAACTACAAAGTTAAGTTTAAGTTGAAGGCTAAAGTTACTCCTAAAAACGGTAAGGCTTTTGAACAAAAACCTGTCTTATTGGATGAAGACGGTAATAGGTTGGAGAAGTTGATTGGTGGTGGTAGTAAAATCAAGATAGCTTACGAACCATACGCTTATGATGGTATGGGTGGGGGAGTAACCCTCAGGGTTAAAAAGGTACGGGTAGCTTCCGGTGGGTTGGTTGAATATCAATCTAAAGACTCTGTAGATTGGGGTGAAGATTGTGTAGATCGTCTTAAAGAAGAAGCTGAGGAAGCTGTTGATGAACTTGAAGATGAGGACTTCTAAATGCCTAGTGTAGAAGATATATTAGAAATGGATGCTCAAATAGTATATGAGAGAGTTGTCGAATCAGAACCAGAAGCAATATATTTACTGTTTAATGATATGCGTGATATAATAAATGAAGGAACATTTCCTAAGAGTGCGTTTTATACTGTAAAAACTACTGACGATGTTCTTAGAAAATTACTTGATCCATCAGAGCTTTTTACTGATAAATATGAAACCAATTAAAGGACTAGCAAGGGGTATTAAAGAGGGGTATCGGTCAGGCCTGGAGCTTTCGATGGCAGAGCAATTAGATAGTGAGGGGGTTCATTGGAAGTATGAAGCCTACCGCATACCCTACAAACCAAAGACACAGCATTATACTCCCGATTTTAGTATTGGTGGGAGAGAGCAAGACATAAAAGAGATACACATAGAGACAAAGGGTAGGTTCTTAGCAAAAGATAGGACAAAGCATCTATTACTAAAAGAACAATTCCCTAGCATGGATTTAAGATTTGTTTTTACGAACCCTAACCAAAAACTTTATAAAGGATCGAGGACATCTTATGGAGAGTGGTGCGAAAAACATGGATTTAAATACGCAAGACAGTCAATCCCCGATGAATGGTTCAGCGAACTTGGAGAGTCTGTGTATCGGGCATGAACCTTGTCCTTCCTGTGGTTCTAAAGATAACTTAGCGAGGTATGATGATGGACACGCTTACTGTTTTGGCTTTGGTTGTGACTATCGGGAGTCTGGTGATTCTACTCCTGTCGTTAGAGTGGAGACCACGAAAACGAATTTCAAACCCGTTCAAAGAGGAGAGTTTCAAGACCTTACTACAAGAAAAATCTCAGAAAAAACCTGTAGGTTCTTCTCCTACTCCATTGGAAAGTACCAAGGTAAGCGTTGCCATATTGCCGAATTCAAAGATTCAAGTGGTACGGTTGTCGGACAAAAGATTAGATTAAAAGACAAAGACTTTAGGACATTAGGTGATTGCTCCGGTTTATGGGGTAAGCACCTGTGGACTAGGGGAAAAAAGATAGTTATAAGTGAAGGTGAACTTGATGCCCAAAGTGTAGCGGAAATACAGAATCGTAAGTGGCCTGTAGTTTCACTACCAAACGGAGTTAAGTCTGCTAAGAAAGCTATACAAAAAGATTACGAGTGGCTAGTTGGTAACTTTGAAGAAATTATCCTTATGTTTGATATGGATAAGGCTGGTCAAGAAGCTGCAAGTCAGGTAGCAGAGTTGTTCAAGCCTGGAAAATGTAAGATTGCTAGACTCCCCGAAAAAGATGCGAGTGAGTGCTTACAGAAAGGTTTGGGTGATCAGGTGGTGAGTGCGATATGGAACGCAAACATCGTCAGACCTGATGGGATCGTAGCGGGGGAAGATACATGGGAGTTAGTTAATACTCCCATGACCCCTAGCGATCATGAATATCCTTGGACGGGACTTAATAAGAAAACATTAGGTGCTCGTAAAGGAGAATTAGTTACTTTCTGTGCTGGAACTGGTGCTGGAAAGTCTACTATGGTTAAAGAGATAGCCTCTTATTTCCTCAGCAAAGGGGAAACAATAGGTTATATCGCGTTAGAAGAGTCGGTTAGACAGGCGGCTCTAGATTTTATGTCAATAGAAGCTAATCAAATGCTTCACCTTCAAAATAATATAGAAGAAAAATTTTTGAGGGAAACTTGGGAAAAAGTTTTTGCAAGTGGAAGGCTATTTCTTTATGATCATTGGGGGAGTGTAGACGGAGATGTACTTACCAATCGTATTCGTTATCTTGTTCGCAGTTGTGGTGTGGGTTGGATCATTCTTGATCATATCTCTATTGTCGTGTCAGGTATCGGAGACGGAGACGAAAGACGAATGATAGATAACCTCATGACTAAGTTGCGTTCCTTAGCGGAGGAGTTAAACATAG